ATCCAGTGGCAACAACGATCACTGGTGTATTTTATGATATAGGTCCAACACCAGCCAATTCCACATTGTCAGCAGTTTATAAATTTTCACGTTAAGACACGACAAAGACCAAAATAAAGACCCAATATAATATATTATTTTTAACTTAAAGACCCAATATAATATATTATTTTTAACTTAAAGACCCAATATAATATTTTGGCTCTTAGCGAAGCAGAACCTTTGAAAAGGTGGATTAGGTCGCATACATAAGACCCACATTACCGCCAATAAAGTGAACAATATTGATCCGCTCTTCAAACAATGTTAGATTAAAATTGTAATCATAAATGCGCCAAGTAGGTTTATTTACTCCAATAATATCACCCGTTGTAGGATCACAAATTGTTAAACTTTGAGCCAATGGATCTAGAGGAGGAATAATCGTGGTAAATTCCAATTCTATCTGTGTAAATCGGTTCATATTTATTGCTCCAGATGGCTGCATATTGGAATTATTTGAATGGATACTGTAATTATAACAATAGAGACCAGACGGCGCATTGCCACTAGTTCTAGTATATTTCTCAATATAATTGTAAACACCTGCCGGCTGTATATTTTCTCTATATGATCCATCTAACAAAATACCCATCCCAACCAAAATCTGCTTATCATTTTCAGGTGAATAAGTTGATGTTATTAAAAGTCCAGTCAGATTACCGTTTGGATTTACACCAGGACCAATATATGTTGGCACTAATAAACCAGTGCCATCTTGTCTGTAAATCATAAACTGTCCCGCAGCCGGCGCCTGAATAACATCTAGTGGCATATAATTGTAGGGCCAATTGCTGTAATTAGACCATTCGTTTCTTAAATTCACATCACTTCTTTGAAAGTAAAACAACCAATTTGATACCATTCCAAGCGAATCTAATTGCGCCTTGTTAGGTCCGGTCACATTATAAAATCGTTGTTCATGAACCTGTTTTATTAAATATTTTTGCTCCTCCATAGCAAATAATCTCTCTTCATCATTTGATAAAAACCCATATGTGCAATTCAAATGCACATCAGCATTCCATAATGTTCGCGTATCTGTATATGATGAAATACAAATATCAATGTCGGGTGGCGGTTGTAAAAAACGATATAACTGCATATACCAAGCATTAAAATTTGGTGCTATATAAGGATAATTGTATGTATAATCCATTACATCACGAATTTGAAATAGTTGGTTAATTGGTCTTAAAGTTACGACAATATGCAACTCATTATATTGCAGAGACGTCAAAGGAAATGCCATTTGAGATTTGAGACCAAACCAATTGTTTAGCGGAATATACAAGATACGTCCGCGAATGGAGGGCTCTGGACCGGCTAATGCATCCGTATAAAAGGCATTTGGATACGAATTAACGCGCGAACCGGCATTCGCAGGATCATTTAATTCCGTTGTATTACCGGACATTATATCAAATAATTCTTTTTTATCAGTTGAAAAATCACGCTGAACTGCTGCTAATAAGTAATCGCCTGAATATTCTTGGAGAGTATAATTACCACACGTAATACTAATTTTTGAAATCATTTTCGCTCCTAAATTCTCAATCCATTTGAATTCATATGGAGCCCATTCTTGAATATCAGCATCTTGTTGGGGAGGCATAATTGGACTCCAAATGCTAGGTAAAGCAACCGATAAATAGCAATCCATAAGAAGATCAGCATATCTAGGTATTTCGAAAGTGAATGTGGATTCTTCAGATAGACGCAATGTTTTAGAACCTTCAAAATCAACACGAAATTTTTGTAGACCAAAATTAGTATAATGCGAATAAGTTGTTTTAAAAAACGTTTTAGAAGGGTTACCATTTAATATAATATTTTGTTGTCCAACAGATACAAGATTCATAAGTCCTCCTGGCATTTAATTGTAATTATAATACTAACATATTATTTTTTTAACTAATTATAATCAGCATATTATAATTTGTAAAAGAAATATATTATTATTTTATACAATTAATATATTATAAGGATAATGTCAGACAACCAACCAAATATTAATCAAGGAGCAGATAAAGCAGGCGACGCTATAAAAAAAGGAGTAAACGATTTATTAGAAATGAAAGAAAATACAGCAGTTACTCTATTAACATTCTTGACATTCTTCACAATTATAATGGCATTCCTATATTATTTTTATTATAATGGCACCGGCACAGTTGGCGGCATCGCATTGATATTAATAATTACTATAATGCTTAGCATAGTTGGTCAAGCGCTTATGGGAGCATCTGGAGTGGTAGTCGGATGTATTATTGGAATTGTAGTAGGCATAACAATATTTACTAAGATGATAAATGGTAAAGTTACTCGAAATTGTAATATGATGGATGAAGTTTATGGTGAAAGAAATTCCGCAATTACAAGCACTCGGCTTCCAAATAATTCACTATTTGATTATTATATTAAAACTGCATACAATTGCTGCAGTGGTGGCAACTATAGAAATGATTATGTGTCATTATGTTCATTAAATGATCTATTAAAACAAGGTGTAAGAGGTTTAGATTTTGAAATATATTCGGTCAATGATGAACCAGTTGTAGCGACCTCAACCGTAGACAATTATTGCGTCAAAGAGACGTTTAATTATGTTAAGTTTAGTGATGTAATAACGACTGTTATGAACAACGCATTTTCAGATAATGCACCAAATCGAAGGGATCCGATCATTTTCCATTTAAGAATAAAGAGTGAAAATAAGGCAATGTATAAGAAATTTGGCCAGTTGTTAAAAGACATTAGCGGCAAACTTATGGGTCCGGATTATAGTTATGAATATAAAGACACTAGCGGGCATGTTAGAAATTTTGGCGATGTGCCTTTATCTAAAATGATGGGCAAGATTATTATTATTGTAGACAGAAGTAATACTACGTGTTTATGTGAAGACTGTGAAGAAGAATGTGGTGAATTCTATGAATTTGTAAATATGACGAGTAACTCGACATTTATGCAATTATTACGTTATAATGATATACAATATACCCAAACTCCAGATGAATTAATCAATCAGAATAGACGAGCAATGTCCATTGGAGTGCCAGATAAAGGTCCAAATCCAGCCAATCCAAGTTCTGCTGTAATGCGTTCATTAGGTGTCCAAATGCTTGCAATGCGGTATCAAAGCGTTGACTCAAATGTTGAAGAGAATGATCTATTCTTTAACGAGAATGGACACGCATTTGTATTGAAACCTGCGAATTTGAGAGCACAAATAACTGTCATAGATGATCCAATCCCACAAGATCCAGCATTATTTTATACTACTAGAAAGTTGGATACTCCAATTTATCAATTAGAAGTTTAGAATAATAATAAATAATTGTATAATTGTATAATTGTATAATTGTATAATTGTATAATAAATTCTATAATAAATAATATTTTAACTGTATATATTATAATATTATTATGAAAAAAAATATATGTGATTCAAATATGAGTTTTGAAGAGTGTGAATTGGCTATTCTTCGTTCAGCTATAGATAAAGCAGAAGAACGCCAAGGCAGAAAAGGCGCAAATTCCCCTGATATTAAACGCATTATAGGTATTGTAGAGAATTTCATAAGAAAGAAAAAGGTTATATGTTATGGTGGCACGGCAATCAATAATATATTACCAAAAGATGATCAGTTCTATAACAAGGATATCGAAATTCCTGATTACGATTTTTATAGTTCAAACGCACTCAATGATGCCAAAGAATTAACAGATATTTATGTAAAAGAAGGGTTTGTTGAAGTGGAAGCCAAATCAGGGCAACATTTTGGCACATTTAAAGTATTTGTGAATTTTATTCCTGTTGCCGATATCACAATGTTACCCAAAGAATTATTCAATTCTATTAAGAAAGAGTCAATCAAAATATCTGGCATATTATATGCGCCGCCAAATTTGCTTAGAATGGGAATGTATTTAGAACTATCACGTCCTGCTGGTGACGTATCTCGTTGGGAGAAAGTTATGAAGCGTCTCACTTTGTTGAATAAAAATTATCCATTGACTTCAAATCAATGCGCACACGTTGACTTTCAACGAAAAATGGCGGATGAAAAGAAAGGTGATGAAATTTATAGTATTGTCCAGAAAACACTAGTAGATCAAGGTGTCGTATTTTTCGGTGGTTATGCTATATCCATTTATGCCAAATTTATGCCCAAACACTTACAACGAAAATTACAAAAGATCCCTGATTTTGATGTGTTGTCTGAGGATCCGATGGTTACCGCGCAAATTGTAAAAGAGCGATTAAATGATATTAATGTTAAGAACGTGAAAATTATCAAGCGACCTTCTGTTGGTGAAATTATTGCGCCACATTATGAGATCCGTGTAGGAAGTGATACGATCGCATTCATTTACGAACCACTAGCGTGCCATAGTTATAATATTGTTAAAGAGGGCGGTTACGATGTCAAAGTGGCGACAATTGACACTATGTTGAGCTTTTATTTGGCGTTTTTATATGCTGATAGACCATATTATGATAAGGATCGTATTTTGTGTATGTCTAAATATTTGTTTGAGGTGCAGGCCAAAAATAGGTTGGCACAAAAGGGTGTCTTGCGGCGTTTCTCAATTAATTGTATGGGTCACCAAGAGACGATTGAAGAAATGCGTGCTGAGAAGGCAGAGAAATTCAAGGAATTAAAGGATAAAAAAACTTCACCTGAATATGATGAGTGGTTTTTGCGTTATAGACCAACTGACACTAAGAAAGAAAAAGGAGAAACTAAGAAAAAGGCCAAATCAGGGAAAAAAGACTCCGATACTGATTCTGATTCCGGATCTGTAACTGATTCTGACTCCGATTCTGACTCTGACTCTGATTCTGATTCAGGATCCGATTCTGAGTCTGATGAAGAGCAATTTTCAAATAAGACTAAAACAAGAAATAAAAATAAAAAGAGAAGGAATAAAAGGACAAAGAAGCGTCGAGGATTTTTCTTTTAAAATTTGTATCAGTCCATCTCTAAAGTCATAATAATAATATTTATTTATATTATTATTGTATTTTGCATTAAATATTTTGTAATTAAACGTGCTCATTCATTTGCAGTCGCTTTATAAATCGTTCAGAATTCTGCTCTTCATTCATATAAATATTAATAATTTCAGCAGGAGAATAGAACTTATCATTTACCGTTTCTAGAACAGAAGTATCAATATCAGTTTCAAATAGGTGTTTATACATTTCGGCAATTATTTGTCTACTAGCATAGGATAGTTCCATTGTGATATCAATTCGCCCCGGGCGTTTTAAAGCCGGATCCAAATCGTTGTAATGATTTGATGATATGATCATAATTCGCCCAGGTGTTTCACGAATACCATCCCATAAAGCCAATATATCATCTAGTGTAATAGGCTCATCGTCAGTAATTGCCTTTGGACCAACAGATATTAGGCTTTTCTTAGCTGTTTCTTCCATTTCAGCAATGGTTTCAATTAAATCCCCCATATTAACCTTGGACGTCATAGTCATTTCATCCATATTTAACTTTTTCCCTATACCAAGATTTGATATTTCAGATTTTTGTTTATTTTTCTTCTTTTCTCTATCCAAAACAATATCTCCAATGCAGTCAATATCTTCAAATACTATGATTTTTTTGTCAAATGTGATACTACTTTTCTTGTTGTCGCCATTATATCTCTCTTCAAAAAATATATTATCTAATTGTTTTTTCGTCTTTACTATTTTCAAAGATATACAAATGATGTTACGACCCGAGTAATTGGCAAGAGCCTTAATAAATGATGTTTTGCCTGTTCCTGGTGGACCGTGTATGCCAATACCAAGCGAATACGGAATACCCTTTTTATAATACCATTCTTTATTTTTTAAAAAATGGTCTATCTTTTCATTTACAATAAGTTTTTTATCAAAAAATAAATTGTCAAATGTGCGAGTGCTTTCGAACACAACTTCAGACCATCTCTCACAAGGACTATCTTCATATTTCATATTTGTTAGCGTATATATAAACTTTTTATCACAACGCAATTGTTCAATTGCTGAAATATAGTTTGCCGTTACATTCTCAACAAATTCTTTGATGGTTTCAATGCTACTTTTATATGAATATAATTGGACAATAATTCGATCCGTTTTTTGTATACTTTTTTTCTTATTAGAACCCTGATTGTCATTATCATTTGAATTTTCACTATCAATATAA